AATGGTTGTTTTTCCATTTGCAGGGTCAACCGTGACAGAAAACCGGGTTCCGGTTCCCAATTGCGTATTTATGGAACTCGCAACGGCGCTGGAAATGGTCATAGAACTATAACATCCTTCGGGAATAATAACCACACCTTGAATGTTTGTTCCGTGTTCCTTTACAAAAACTTGATTCGTATAATTGTCGTTGGATAAAAGATAAATGGTTTCGGGAAGTTCAAGAGAAGAAAGTTTCATAGAAACCACATTCTTTAATGGATAGGGGAGAGAAAAAAAACAATCTGTAGAAGAAACACTCACTTCATCTCGAAAAAAAGTATTGAATGCGAGAGAAATAAAATTGGTTCTGCGACGGAGTCGATTTAATATACCAGGCGCGGTATCTGTCGGAAAAGTATTGATGGGTTGTATAAAATTCGTTACAGAGTTGATAGTGGATTCTGGGCGTTGATCCATCAAAAATGTAGGACCGGCAGCAATAATTTGATTCGTCTTTAAGTTATCTAATAAAACATCTTTGGCAACGTCAATAAAAGATAGCATTTTTTTCATGAAATTTTTGTCGGAGATTTTGTTTTGTAAGTTGGTTTTTAATGTTACCGTTTTTTCATCTAGTTCAGTGAAAGTATATTTTCCTTGGGTGTCTAAATGGAAAAAAGTTTCCAAGTCAGATATTTCATAGTTATTAATATCCAAGTCAAATGCGGAAAAATTCATCTTGTTCTGTTATTATAATGTATTTTTATTCAAATACATTATACGATAAGGGTCGTGGGTTAGCGTAATAGGCGTTGTGCACGCTAAAAAGTACACATACATTTCGAGCAATATGTTATTTTTTTACTTGTTTCTGAGTCTACGTCAATATCGTCTTCACAATAGTCATGCACACATGTGGACTTCAAAAGTTTATCCAAGTCTGATAAAAAATTTGTCAAAATGGTGACTTCCTCATTTAAAATGACGGGGTTGTAAATTTTTTTATATTCATTCAGAAAAGATATATTTGACATATTTAAATATTCAGCGCCGTTCAGGATTTCTAGAGTTTGTTTGATAACACTCAACTGGGTTTCCATATTGGTTCTTAATTGTTTTAAATACTCAAATTCTTCATCAGTCTCAGGGTAACTCATCTTGTGATGTTATTATGTATTGTCTTTATCTTTTTAGATTGTTTTTATAGTGTAAAAACAACTATTTAGTATTTTACTGAATTTTATATATGTTAGTTACATCTGTAAAAAGAAAACGAAAAAAAATAATTTTATGAATAATAAACGCACACTTTTATTTGATTTAATTTTTGGTTTGTTTTATACATACATTATTAGTTGTGTTTAACTATAATTAAAATGGCATTTAAATATCATTCGTATTATCGAGTGAGACGTAAATATTATCTAAATAACAGAGTTATCAGGAGGGGTCGCAGGGGAACCTAGGTTCCCTGCTATACATACATGCCACTCAATGCCAAGTTATCGTCGCGGTCTTTCTTAATCAACTTATCTACAATTTGTTTGGTAACAGTGAATGGAAAACTTACCTCCAATGACATGTCTTCTTCGAATAAATTTGACCCAGGTTTCATCAAACGATACAAATTCAACTTTGTATGAATAATTTCCAAACAACGTTTCATATTTCGCACACCATCTTCTTTGTTACAGTGTGTCTCAATAATATAATGAATAACCTCGTCAGGTGTAATAATGTCTCCGTCATTGAACAACACCTGCTCTTGTATGCGTGGAATCAAATATTGATTACAAATTACCGTCTTTTGCTTTCTGTCATATCCCTTGGTTTGTATACGATACATTCTGTCCCTCAAAATAGGGTTGACTTTGTTCTCGTCATTGTAACTGAAGATAAACAAACACTTACTCAAATCAAAGTCTACTTCGGCGAAATACTTGTCATGAAATTGACTGTTTTGAGATGTGTCTGTCAAGTGAGTCAGAATTCCAGCAATTTCCTCACCTTTGGCGGTGTCACTAATTTTATCCAACTCATCGAAATAAATCACAGGGTTCATACACTTACTATCAATCAAGATTTGAACGATTTTACCCCAAACACTACCCTCGTAAGTATAAGAATGACCTTCCAAGAAACTACTATCGGTTGCTCCACCCAGAGCAATAAACGCAAAAGGTCGGTTCAAGATTTTACTAATTCCCTCCTTGACAAGAGTCGTTTTTCCTGTACCCATGGGTCCCTTGATGGCAATGGCGGTTCCAATGGCATTCGGGTTTGTAATGAGTTGACCCAACATTTGCATAATTTGCATTTTTGCGTCGTTGAGTCCATAAACTGCGTTGTCAAGAATGTTTTTGGCACTTTCCATGAACTCATGGCATGGTTCAACGCCATCTTTGATGTTTACTGGAAGAGTTTCATACTTTCCAAAGGGAATTCGCATGAATGTATCTACCCAGTTCTTGATTTTATAGAACTCACCAGAACCTGGTTCCATGTGACGCAAGGAGGAAATTTTCTTCATTGCGGCAGCTTTGAAAAGGGGAGGAATGTTGGATTCAAGGAGTGTCATACGATAAGGTTTTTCAATGCGAATCACTTTATTTACTTCACGCACTTCCTTGATGATTTTGCGCTGTTCTTCGCAACCCATCTTCTCGAAAAAGGTAAAGTCATTCATGTTATTTTTTTCTCGAATAACACGTTTGAAAATCCGCAAATGTTTGTCCTTTTGCTTCTTCGCTTTTTTCTCGGCCTTCTTTTTGGACTTGGCGATTTCTTCCTCGCACAAGTCGATGCATTGTTTAATCATTGCATTTTTTGTGTTCTTGGAATAAAGCAATTTGAGTTCTTCCAAAATGGTTTCATTGCCCTTATTTTCTTGGGTTAGAATATCTTGGATTTGAACTTGACTTTCTTCTTCTTCTTCGACAGTCTTGACCGATTTCGTAGACTTGGATTTGTCTGACTTTTTAGATGATGAACGAAGACTACGCTTTCTTTTCAGAAGAGATTCATCGGGTTCTTCATCTGTGTCTTCGTCAGTAACCCATTCTTCCTCATCTTCGTCTTCATCATCACTGTCGCTGTCCGTACTTACTTCGTCGTCTTCATTTTCGTCTTCGTCGTAATCGTCGTCATCGTCTTCATCATCATAGTCATCATCCCACTCGTCATCATCGTCGTCATCGTAGTCATCACCCTTTTGACCGATGGTAAAAATGATGTTAAATTTACCGGAACTGGGTTTAACGACTTCATTTTCGTCTTCATCGTCATCATCGGTGGAATCCGACTCTGAATCTTCATCTTTCTTCTTTTTGGGTTGTTGTTTCTTTTTCAAAGACTTGACTTTTTGTTTGCGAGATTCCTTTGACTTTTTGGTAATTTTTTCTTTGGATTCTTTGACTTCATCATCGTCACTATCTTCACTGTCTTCTTGTTCATCTCGCATTTTCTTCATAAGTTTCTTTATTTTTTCTCCGCTTTTTACCTTTTTACTCATATGCTTGGATGGAAATATTTCAGACAAGAGTTTGCGATATTCGTGAACATTCATTTGTTCCTCGTCACTTTCTGTAGAAGAGTGTTCATCCGCGCTATTATCTGAACTATCATCATCCGACTTGATGGTTCGCTTCTTTTTCTCTTCCTGCTTTTTGTTGGAAGAAATTTTGGATGATTTTGTGTTCTTGTCACGTGTCATGTTTTGTGGTTTGTATACATTATATTTATCATTTTAAATCCAAATCAATTTTTTATAAATTGTTTGTAGGGGTTCTTTACACTTTAACTTATTTTCAAAAATATTTTACTTGTTGTATACGAAGAAACTGTTAATAAGTTTGCAAATAAAATACAAAAATTATGTTAAAAATATTTGCGACTTTTTGGGAATCATGTAAATTACTGTTGGCAAAAATAAAAAACCCAAAATTGCGTAATAATGATAGGATATGTCAGTTGAATAACCATACACGGTATATTGATATTCTCCATTTGGCAATAAAGGATAATCATAAATTTTTTGTGCGTTAGCAAAAATAATATTAAACAAGTAATAATAAATAGAAATATATTTGAGATTATTATATTTTAATCCAAATAAACCACAATTCAACATTTGTAGCAACTCGTATGTGTTAATTATTGCATTTGTGATATTTATGTCTTCAAGTTGATAAATAATCGATCCAAATAATATATAATAAACAAACCGACAAGTTAAAATAATAAATAAAAAAGTAGGAAATATTTTTATATTATCTGGATGCAACGTGCAACTTGAGAGAGACATAAAAGTAAAATATAATGACGTAATAAATATAAATGTTAAAGAAAAATAAAGACGATTAAATGTGTCATAATTAAACAAACGCAATGAGGATATGTATTTAATAAATGGTATCAAGTAAGAATATTCAAATACAGTTAACGAAGAAATCAACGATTGAATCAAAACGTTAAATAAAATATCAAATGTCATATTGTTAAAACCTGACAGTTTATCACTATAGTTTGTTCCTTCTAAAAATATATAGTACAGCGACGGAAACAGTGCCATAATTAGGCAAACGGCTTTAACGTATTTCATTTTTCTTGTTAATATTGTCGCAATAGAGTAAACAGAATTATTGCATTTTTGAAAAGTGGTTACATCCGCAATATATTCTTTATAATCAACTATTTGTAACTCTTCTAGTTTTATTAACTTAGTTTCATGTGCGATTTTGTGTTCATTTTGAGGACTTCCCAAAACCTGTTGTTCGTAGTATTCTAATCGGTTTGATATTTCTATCAACGACGTATTCAAAATGATCTCTCCTTCTTCCATCACAATCAATTGATCTACGCTTTCCAAAATAATATTATTTGGATGATGTAATGTTAATATGATTGGAATATCCAACTCTTTCAACAGTTTCATAATATGAATAGAGGTCTTGATGTCTAGATTCGATAACGGTTCATCCAAAATCAATAAGTCTGGGGTTTCCATGGTATTTAAGAGAATGGACAATTGTACCAATTGTCCTGTGGAAAGGGATTTGTTTTCGTCGTTTCCAATATACTTATCCTTGATGTCCATCAATCGAAACCGTTCCAAGTAATAATCCACGGTATGCGTGTAACGATAAGAATCTATAAACATTTGAACCGTTTCTTTGACGGTCAAATAGGGATTGAAAATCGGTTTGTGACCGATCATTTTGATGTTCGAATGATGATAATTGAGTTTCCCCGAGAGAACATAAGGTGCTGGTAAATCATAGTTATTGATGACGTTGAGAAGAGTGGTTTTCCCACACCCGGAAGCGCCCGCAATAACAATAATTTGATTAGATTTTGGTAAAGTGAGAGAAACTTTCCTAAGAATAGGTCGTTCTTTAACAAAAACCGAAAGATGTTCAAAAGAAAAAATAAAATCAGAGGTATTCTCGTAAACGCGTTTACTAAGAGACCGAGACAAAGACTTGACGGATTCCTTGAATAGTTTTTTCATAGTAGGACGTTTTGGTTTGGGTTTATTATTTAAAGAATTTTCATTATTGCTTTCTTTATTTTGCGTTGTTTGTTCTTCCATAATAATAACGCATAGTTATGATTTCACAAAAAAATTGATTTACAGAAACAATCTAAATATAACTATATAAATATAGGAAGATGTCGAAAACCTTGAAAGGAAATTCACATACTCAACCAAGTAAAATTATTGGAATTCAATTTAGTATTTTGTCTCCTGATGAAATACGCAAGGGTTCTGTTGCTGAAATTACGTCACGTGACACTTATGTGAATAACAAACCTGTTATTGGTGGTCTCTTTGACCCGCGAATGGGTGTCCTTGAACCTGGTCTTATTTGTCCCACAGATGGTCTGGACTACATGCAGACACCCGGATACTTCGGTCACATTGAACTTGCGCGACCAGTATACTACATTCAGTTTCTAAGCACAATTCAAAAAGTATTGCGTTGCGTTTGTTTCAAGTGTAGTAAATTGCTCATCAATAAGGAAAAATACAAGCAAGCACTGAAACAGGTAGGTGATGCTAGGTGGAAATACGTATTTGGTTTAGCAAGTAAAATTCGCAGATGTGGCGAAGACACCGACGATGGATGTGGTTGTAAACAACCCGATAAAATTCGCAAGGATGGTCTCGCGACCATTGTTGCTGAATGGAAGGAAAAGGAAGGTGGTGGTGGAGGTGAAATGGGCGAAGAAATGATGAGCAATGGGGATGGAAACATGGTATTGAAATTGACTTGTGAAATGGTGCTTAAAATATTGAAGCGAATTTCGGATGAAGACGTGTCTTTTATGGGATTTAGTCCCATTTGGTCGCGTCCCGACTGGATGATTTGCCAAGTGATGGCCGTTCCGCCGCCCGCGGTTCGTCCCTCGGTCAAACATGACGCGCAACAGCGGTCGGAAGATGACTTGAGTCACATCTTGGTGAATATTATCAAGTCGAATAAGACACTCCAAGAAAAAATCCAAAATAACGCACCCGCGAATGTGATTGAGGATTGGACGACGGTCTTACAATATTATGTGGCGACACAAGTGGATAATAAAATTCCTGGAGCTGCGCCTGTGGCTCAACGTTCGGGTCGTCCACTCAAATCCATCAAGGATCGTTTGAATGGAAAGGGGGGGCGAATGAGAGGAAATTTGATGGCAAAACGTGTGGATTTTAGTGCACGTTCCGTCATTACGGCGGATCCAAACATCAGTATCCGTGAACTTGGAATTCCCATGAAAATTGCCAAGAACATTACAAAACCTGTGGTGGTGAACAAGGCAAATCGTGCGTTTCTGCTGAAACTGGTGGAAAATGGTCCAGATGTGTGGCCCGGTGCCAAAATCTTGGAAAAGAAAAACGGCGATTCTATCACTCTCAGATATGTTGACCGAAAGTCGGTTGTATTGGAAGAAGGGGACATTGTTCATCGTCATATGATGAATGGCGACCCCGTTTTATTCAACAGACAACCGACTCTTCACCGAATGAGTATGATGTGTCACATTGCTCGTATTATGACACGAGGTGATACATTTCGAATGAATGTGGCTGATGGACTTTGCGTCGGCAACAGGAGGCGTTAAAAGCGTGCAACCTCCTAGTGAATAAATCAATAATATTTGAGGCAAACAAACTTAAAAAAGAGAAATTCCTCAAAATATTATAGATTTATTTGCGAAACACCTTGATGACGGGGACTGCCCAAAGTTATCACTACCACTCACACTAGGAAACTTTTGTGAGGAACTCGGTTAATAGCCGATCCCAATGGTAATAAAGTGATAAATGCGTATTTTTCAAAAATACAAAACGGCAAATCCGCAGTGCTACTTCCTAAAGTCGTTTAGCAGACCATGGAAGGCATTCAGAGACTGAACGGGTGTTGGTGAACAATGAAGGAGTAGCTATCCCGAGTTTGCTTAAGATACAGTCCGACCGCACGAGAAATCGTGTGGACAAATCGACAAAACCCTACAATGCTGACTTTGATGGCGATAAATCTTGTCGCCAACAGGGAGCGTTAAAAGCGTGCTACTCCCTAGTCAATCCACCTTTGAAAAGGTGGAGCCAAACAATAGTGCAAATATTGTCATTGTAATTTGGCTCCACCTTTTTAAAAGGTGGAATGGCAACGTAATCAAATTGACGGGAAGTCCCTAAAGTCATCGCTACCACTCGTAATAGGAAACATTTACGAGGAACTCGGTTAATTGCCGAACCCAATGGTAAAAAAGCGATGGATGCGTCCATAAAAGGACAAAATGGGTAATCCGCAGCCAAGCCCCTAAACTCGTTATGGTAGAGCATGGGGAAGGTTCAGAGACTAAATGGTTACGGCTCGCAAATGAAAGTTTAACCAACTTGATGCGGGACAAGATATAGTCCGTCCCAATGGGAAACCTTTGGGGAATTCATGGAGATGAATTTACATATGCCACAAGACCCGGAATCAGAGTCAGAATTGAAAAATTTGGCAGCAGTGCCATATCAAATTATTAGTCCAGCGAACAACTCTTCCATTATTGGCATCTTCCAAGATTCCATGTTGGGAAGTTTTCGTTTCACGCGTGAGAATATTCGTTTCACTCCCCGAGACGCAATGAATCTACTCATGATGTTTCCGCGCGTAAACGAGAAAGTTTTACTAGAAAAAGTGGATAAAAATCACTACGTTACAAACTTTGACCTCTTGTCACAAATTCTTCCACCCCTAACTCTTCAATACAAGAACAAACTATTTGGAGACGATGAAGATTCTAAAACATCCAACAATGTCTTGGAAATTCGCGACGGCGAGTATATTCGCGGGCAAATGGACAAGGGTGTGTTGGGTGCAGGAACCAAGGGGATTATTCATCGCATATGTAATGACTTTGGTAACCGCGCATCGGCGGACTTTATTGATGACTTACAGAACATTATTACAGAATACATGAAAACAAGTTCTTATAGTGTAGGTATTCGCGACTTGATTTCAGACGAAAAAACCAACCAAAGTATTATAAAAATTATTTCTGAGAAGAAACAAGAAGTGAAAGATTTGATTGACCAGACTCAAATTGGCGTCTTTGAAAACAAGACAGGCAAAACCAACCAAGAAGAGTTTGAGACACAGGTGAATAATATTTTGAATAAGGCGTCGTCCGAAGCAGGAAACACAGGATTGAAAAACTTGGATAAAAACAATCGTTTTGTTATTATGGTAAATGCGGGTTCCAAGGGGTCAGAACTCAATATTTCTCAAATGATTTCTTGTTTGGGACAACAGAATGTGGACGGTCGCCGCATTCCGTATGGGTTCGAACATAGAACTCTTCCTCACTATAGCAAATACGATGATAGTCCAGTTGCCCGCGGTTTTGTGGAAAGTTCGTTCATCAATGGTCTAACACCTCAAGAACTCTTCTTTCACGCCATGGGTGGTCGTGTGGGTTTGATTGACACCGCGGTTAAATCTGTTACATGGGAAACACCAATTGTCTTTATTGAAAATGGACAACCCAAGTATGTTGAAATTGGACGTTGGATTGATGGTCAGTTAGACGACATTGAAAACCAAACAAAGGTTCAACACTTTACCGAAAGACAAATGGAACTCTTGAATATTGATGAAGGTCGTGTTTATATTCCAACAACAGACGAAAATGGAGTTGTAACCTGGGGCGACGTTACTGCGATTACTCGTCACGACCCAGGAACAGAACTTTATGAAATCAAAACAAGTGGAGGAAGAAGCGTCATTGTTACGGAGAGCAAGTCGTTGTTGATTTGGAACGCAGAAACCCAAAAGTTGAAGGAAACTCCAACTCCTGAAATTAAAGTTGGCGACTGCGTTCCTGTTACAAGGGAACTTTGTGAACCGCCAATTTTGTTGAACAACATTGACATGTTTGGATTTTACAATGAGAAATTTATGTTGAATGAAGAAAACGGGTTGTTTATTGGAATATTCCTGGCAAAAGGAACCATTAAAAACAACGAATTAAAAATAAACACCGACAATGAAAACTTGCAAAATTTTATAACAGAATTTCTCAACAAAGGAATTGTTAACGGAAGTTTTGTGATAAATTATTTATCAAAATTGATTGAAGATGGAAATCAACATGTTCCCACTGAATCTTACATTGCGCCGATAGAATTTGTGAAAGGGGTTCTAAGCGGATTTTATACAGAAAATTCGGCAATTGGTAAAGAAAGTGGAACAGGTGAGGATTCTATTATCGTTCATTCTACATCAAAAAGGTTGCTTGAAGGAATTTCCATGTTACTTTCAAGATTTGGAATATTTGGTTGTATTGAGTGCAACGATAATTTAAACTACTATCTTATTGTTAGCGAACAGTGGGGCGCTATTTTCGCAGAAAAAATTCCATTGTTGGAAGAAAAGAAACAAGAAAAATTAAAGGCAATTCAATGGAACAACACACATCGTAATTTTGATACTTACAACGATGTTGTCTTGGATAAAATTACTGAAATCAACATTATCGGTGTGGAAAATCACCCCAAGGTGTATGACTTGACGATTCCATCCACCCTAAACTTTGGTCTAGCAAATGGTCTTCAAGTTCGCGATACGAGTACCACAGGTTATATTCAAAGAAGACTTATCAAGGGATTAGAGGATTTGATGGTTTCCTATGATATGACGGTTCGCACAAATAAGGGTAACATCGTTCAATTCACTTATGGTGACGATGGTGTTGACCCAGTCAAGGTGGAGAACCAGTCAGTCCCGTTCGTGAGTCAGAGTATTCAAGATATTTACGCCCACTTCAATCTTCCAGATGAGACGGGTAAAAATAAGACGATATCACAAATATTCTTGAAGGCCACGATGACCCGATACAAGAAGCAGATGAAGGAAACGCAAGAAAAGTGCAAGTTTTACACCGATATGATGATAGAAAAGCGCGATGAAATTGTGAAATATGTTTTCCGTAATAAAAATGACAGCGTTGTAAATGTGCCAGTTTCGTTTTCGCATATTATTATGAACACGCAAGGTCAACATCACTTGAACGCTAGTTCGGTTGTTGATATTACACCCTTAGAAGTATTCCAAATGATTGAGGAGACGTACGCTAACTTGGAGGCGATTCGTTGCGCGGTTCCCACCGCACTCTTCAAGACGTTGTATTTCTATAATTTGTCTCCAAAGGATTTGCTCTTTGTTCGTAGGTTCAATCGCGCCGCGCTGACCTCTCTTTTGGAAACCATCGCGTTGAGTTATAAACGTTCGATTGTGGCTCCTGGTGAGATGGTGGGAATGATTGCCGCGCAAAGTATTGGTGAACCTACTACACAACTCACGCTAAACTCGGTAACATACGAAACCGAGATTTTGGTGCGTGATTCACAAAAACGAATTCATAAAGTTCAAATCGGTGACTTTGTTGAAGGTGGAATTAAAACCTCGCAAAGAATTGACTATATGGCAGATAAAGATACCACGTACGCCGAATTGTTGCATTATTATGACGTCCCCGGGTCAAACGAAAGTGGTGAGACTGTTTGGCGAAGAATTGAAGCAGTTACTCGTCACCCAGTTATTAATGAGGACGGAACAAATACTATGTTGAAGGTAACCACGGAAGGAAATCGCGAAGTGTTTGCGACCAAGGCAAAGTCATTTCTTCAATTGACGGATGGTAAAATTGTTGGAGTAAATGGTGCGGAATTGAGGGTAGGACAATATTTGCCTGTATCCAAGAAGGCGCTAGAATTTCAAGAACAATTTGAATTGAACCTGCGCGAGATATTACCACCGACCGAATATTTGTATGGGTCGGAACTGGAAAAGGCGAAAGAAGTATATCTAGAACCTCAATGGTGGAAGAAACATGCGAACAAAACATTTACATTGCCTCATTCGCGAAGTGACTCTGTGACATCTTTATTCAAAGATGTTGTCAGAAAAGGGCGAACACCGAATAAGTCACAACTTGTCAAACCTGGAAATGTGTATATGAAAAATATTACAAGTTGCGAATATGATATCCCCGAAACCATTCAACTTGATTATGAGTTTGGTTATTTGGTGGGTGCTTACTGTGCGGAAGGTTGTATGACAAAACATCAAGTGTCTATTGCGAACAATGATGATGAATACTTGAAACCGATAAAGTCGTGGTGTGAAAAACACAATCTTACCACAAAGGTGTATACGCAAACGAATAAAATTAAAGAAGGTTGGAACAGTCAAGATATTCGCATCTACAATACATTGTTGTGTCGCATTTTGTCAAAGTTGGGCGGAAAATTAAGTCATAACAAATTCGTGAGTGACAAGATTGTCTTCTCCAATAGGGAATGTTGTATGGGTTTCTTGGACGCCTACATTGGGGGGGATGGTTGTGTGCATCAGCATAAAAATAAAGATGAAAAAAAAATTGCGGATTGTATATCCATGTCATCTGTATCTTATACTATGTTGTTGGATGTCCAAGTGATGTTGAAAAATTTGGGGATTGTTTCTAAAATTCACAAACCAAAAAAGGTGGAGAAAAATAATCGTGGAACTCTACCTGAAAATATTCATCAAGGATATCAATTAATGGTAAGCAATGAACAATCCAAAAATTTGGCATCAATGTTGAATATGAAGATTGTTTCAAAACAAGAAAAAGCGAAATGTCTTTTGGAAAGAAAATTTAAATATGAATATTATGGAAATTTTGATGTGGTTCCGAACATGATTCAAGGGGAATGTGTTATGGAAACTAGAAATGGTCGCTTTCCTGACATTGAATTTGATAAGATAATTAAAATAGAGGAAGTTCCTAATACAACGAATTATGCGTATGACCTAACTGTTGAGGAAACGCGAACTTTTGACTGCTATAATGGTGTAAATCTTTTCGACACATTTCATAATGCAGGCATATCTACAAAATCCAATGTCACGCGTGGTGTCCCTCGTATCGAAGAATTACTCTCCCTTTCTTCGGAACCAAAAAATCCCTCCCTGACTGTGTTCATGAAACCCGAAGACGAAACCGAGCGCGAAAAGGCGCAATCCATCATGTATATGTTGGAACACACCAAACTACAAGAACTTGTTTCGTCGATTGAAGTTTGCTTTGACCCAGATGACCTGAACACGTTGATAGAAGAAGACAAGGAAACTATGTTACAATACCGAGAATTCGAAAACATGATGGACGATTGTGCTAACGCACAGATTGCCGACAACAATGAAAAATCCAAATGGATTATTCGCATGGTGATGAATCCTGAAGTCATGTTGGAAAAAAATATTACGATGGATGACATCAACTTCACATTAAAGAGTAGTTATCAAGATGAAATTTCGTGTGTATACTCTGACTATAACATGGATAAATTAGTATTCCGTATTCGCATGAATAATATCATCAAAGCATCTTCTGGAAAGGGGGCGAAAAAGGTCAAAGTGAATCCACTCGACCAAACCGACCAAATTTATCTATTGAAAAATTTCCAAGACCAACTTCTCAACAATATTATTATTCGCGGAATCAAAAATATCAACAAGGTTATTCTGCGAAAAATCAAGGACAATGTTACTGAAAAAATGGGTGTTTACAAAAAGGAAGACATATGGGTTCTAGATACGGTTGGAACCAACTTGATGGATGTTTTGGCACTGGATTATATTGATAGTAGTCGAACATATACGAACGATATTGTGGAAACATACAATGTGTTTGGAATTGAGGCCGCAAGACAGGCTATATTTAATGAACTTACTGATGTATTGAGTGAGTCGACCTATATCAACTATCATCACATGTGTATGTTGTGTGACAGAATGACATATTCACAAAAAATGATTTCTATTTTCCGACATGGTATCAACAATGATAATATTGGTCCAATTGCCAAGGCGTCTTTTGAAGAAACTCCTGAAATGTTCTTGAAGGCGGCGCGTCATGCGGAACTGGATAATATGCGAGGCGTCTCTGCAAATGTCATGTGTGGTCAAGAAGGTCTATTTGGAACAAATGCGTTTCAGGTTGTATTGGATATGTCGGAGATGCAACGATTGGAAGAAACTACTCCGTATGAATATATGGACGTTGAAGAGACGATTGAGAAAATGTTTGGTGATGTTGAAAACCCCCAAGACTTGTGTAGTATTCCAAGTCTGACCATTCAAAGTAATATTACTAGTATTAAGACGACTGACTTGGGAACAACGCCCGATGAGTATAACCCCGGGTTTTAAAAACAGCAGGAAACTCATAACTATGTAACTGCCCCCTAAAAACCAACCACGATAATTACATAAGAAATTATTATTTAGAGTAATAATACTAACTAATAATTATATGTTGGCGTTTTCCAATTTATTTGAAAGACATCTTAACAAATCGCCGCCAAATGAAATTACTAAAAATTTTTTAAATCAATATGTAACTAAATTAAATTATTATTCCAAAGAATATTGCAAACAACAAACACAACTTTCTATTTTTAAAACCACGTTTTACGAAAACATTTTTATTTTACAACACGTAAAAGATGAGATGATGTCAACTTATTCACTTGTAAAAAAAATGTATAATGGATTTTCAAGACTAGCGTATCTATGGAAATTCAAACGTGCACCAATTCAAATGCGTGAAGACATGTGTATGAACGAATTGGATGAAAAACACAAACATACATTTATACTTCTTCAAAATAATTTTAAATACTTTTTTTCAATCAAAGATTTGATAAAAATAATTAAAAATGGATTAATGAATTCGAGTTATTTTTTCCCATACCCAACCGTTGCGAAAAATCCTTATAACAATGTGTCATTTAATGATTCAACTTTATACAACATTTATTTTGTTATCAAAAATTCGAGTTTCGTAATGCCTTCTTTGATACATCAATATTTTATTTGTTCTTGGGATTTGGATCTTTTTTTTAAAGAAAATGAGGGTTTAATTCGAAACGATTTGATACAAGATTACATAACTTCTTCTCATTTTGAAACTCTTTATCCGGAAGTAAAGTTTATGTTAACAAATGATAATTATGGAAAACATTTGAAAATTCACAAAGATTTCCCGAAAGAACAATTGGTTTCTATTATGAAACCATATTTACATTTGTATTTACATGTGACTTATAATACACAAGGAACGTTTAAAAGAAACGAATACATTCACTTGTTTTACAGAAAAATGAAAATATTTTATTTATATAATCGTTTTTTTGGAAGAAAAATCATTAAAACAAAAAACACAGAAAATTATGTTTTTGAATATAATACAGAAACTCAAACTTCTAATTTTTTTTTGAAAAAGGCGAAAATTACAGAAATTGAATACAACTCGAAACACGTAGACTTTTATAAGAAATTTACTCAAAATGAAATTGAAGAATTATACAACAATCTTCCCATTCAAGAGAGAAATCGCATTTTAAATGACCATGTTTTATTTGATAATATTCACAATGATGACTTTGATGGTTATGATACAGAAAGGTATGATGATGATGATGACTAAGATGATGTGTATGTTTTTACATATCCAAATATTCTTTTGAAAACCTTTCTCTCAGATTTTTATAATTTGAAATCACTTCATTTATTTTTTCTTCATCAATTAAGTATCTTCCCATTACATTGCGTATCACATCTATTTTTTCTTCTTGATTCGCATATAAATCACTCATTATATTATAAACTTTGTAATAATATTTTTTGTAAACTTTCATATTTTTCTCACCCACCATATAATCTCTTTTCCCCAAGACATCATGTTTATCTATGCTGTATGAATTTTTATCCTTATCTAATAAGACATTGATTTGACTGAAATCACTGACAAGGAATATTCCTCGGAACAATCCGATTTTCATATATTCTATCCATAACTCTTCGCTCACATTATCCTCGCCAACACTTCTTCTGTAATCGATAAATTTTATTCCTTCAATAAAATTCATCATTGAATACACTACATCTTTTTTCTCCACAAAATGGAAATTATTTTCCCAGAACTTTTGACTTTTATCAATTTTTTCAATTTTCTTATCACTACGAATGCGAACCATTCCAATTGATTTTAGACCAAACACTTCTTTGCATTTATCAATCATATCATAATCATAATTGTAATTCATTGTATCTCGCCCTTCTTTCAAAACATACAACTTTTCATTATATTTTACTATAAAACACATGACTTTATTTCCGCAAGTAGTATTACTACACAATCGAATAAATTCGAAACTATCCATTGGAATAAAATCCAACTTTTGATTCAACACTTCCATTTTGGATTTTAACCCCTTTTTTTCCAGCATTATCCACCGGGAACCCAGGAAGATTATAACAGTTTTTCATCAAGAAATCTTATGATGGGAAAAGGTAATGAATTAGAATTCCCCGAAGGGCGGGGAGGTTGCAAGGGGTCGGAGGTCGCAAAGCGACCTCAACCTTATTGCGCGAAGCGCAATGGGGGCAGCAACGCAGTCCGGGGGTTCCCCCTAGGATTTATTATTTTACATAGTGTAAAATATACAAATTTCAATTTTTTTGAATAACAATATGTTTTATAATACTTTTAACTATTTTATGAATTTGGTCGGGATGGTCTTTATCATTTAACTGGTTTATTCCCGATATTACTTGCCCGAGTATTTCAAGATATTGATCGTTTTTTTTATCATCATATTCCGTGCAATTTGGATTATTGGACACCCACTCGTTCATTTTTAAAAACTTCTTGTGGGCGATATGTTTGGCAACACGTATGACTCCGATTCTTTCAATGTCTTTTTCCCAGACTGTATTCATTTTTACATACAACGTTTCGCGTTTTTCGTCCGAACAGTGCATGGGGCGATCTTTTTGGTCTAATGATTTCAGTTCTCTCACAATAACATTGGATATGCCCTTGGCGTAGCCATATTTTCCAGTATAATCCAAGTCTTCCAACTTGATTTGTATGGAATCAATGAATTGGTTGATGTTCATGGCATCTTTACATGTTTCGTTCAAGAAGAATTGAAGATTGAATTGATTGTTTTGTGTGTTATTGATATTATTATTATTTGTTACACTCATTTTTTGAGCAATTTCCATCATATGTTTATTTTGTTCCATCATCATTTGTTTGAATTCTTGATTCTGTTTTACAAGTTCCATCACAAGACTGAAATCGGCCTCTACATAATCGTCTTTTTCTTTTTCTTCTTTTTCATGGATTATTTTGTGTTTATGTAAACTTTGACGATGTTTATAAACTTTGTTACATAACTCGCATTTAAATTTTTTTGAACTTGAATCGTCAGCATTGTAAGTATTTGTGTGTTTACGTGTCAATAAATGACGGTTGTATTGACTAACACGTGACGCAACGAAGTCACATTTTTCGCAAGAAAAATGTTGTGGAACTTTTTGTTCTTTTTTGTCAGTCATTTTGTCAGTATTCTATACTTACAAAAAAAGTTCCTAAACTGTTTTTAAAATAACATGGTTTTTTTTTACAGTAACAACTTGAAAGGTTTGTATTTTCATTTGAGACCATTTCAGTCACAAGTGAAATATTTAACTTTTTTTCGGGAAAGCCAAAAGGAAAACCCGTTTTTGGACATTTTTAAAATGTCCAATTTCGGTTTTTGGAGGGGGTTTTGAAACATGAAAAAATTTCACTTGTTACTGAAAAACTAATAAAATAACATTAAAGTAATTATTGTTATTTGTTTCAATAATAAAATAAATTTAAACACATTAAAATAATTCTTTCTAGTAGAACTTTATGTAAGTATTTAGTTCTTATAGTAACAATTATTTTTCAATGTTGTAAACTTTTAACACTTGTTATGATAAGAATAACAATATAACTAATTATTTGAACTTTATTTGTAAGTCAAATTGTAAGTATTTTAGACTTACAAAAAAAGTTCCATGTTATTTTCATAAATTTTTTAAATTTTTTTTCAATCACAACTTTAAAAATAATTTTTAAGTTTTAGACCATTTCAGTCACAAGTGAAATATTTAACTTTTTTCCGGGAAAGCCAAAAGGAAAACCCGTTTTTGGACATTTTTAAAATGTCCAATTTCGGTTTTTGGAGGGGGTTTTGAAACACGAAAATATTTCACTTGTTACTGAAAATTAATAAAATAAATTAGTAATTATTATTGTTATTAGTTTCAGTTACAAAATTAATATTATTAAAAAATATTAAATTTTTTATTTGAACGAATCAAAAAAAACGCACTAGCATTTTACTAGCATTTACTAGCATTATTGTATTTTCAGTCACAATAAATAACAACAAATGATGACTTCAACACTGTAACAAGTAATAATAAACATTAATAAAAATGTCCAATATTTTACTAGCATTTACTAGCATTTTTAGTAAGTTTGGAAAGATGATTTTGGATTTTTAAAAAAAAATTACAGTAACAACATGAAAAAACTTTTTTAGTTTTGAGACCATTTCAGTCACAAGTGAAATATTTAAATTTTTTCCGGGAAAGCCCAAAGGAAAACCCGTTTTTGGACATTTTAAAAATGTCCAATTTCGGTTTTTGGAGGGGGTTTTGAAACGTGAAAATATTTCACTTGTTACTGAGAAATAATATTAAATTTATAATATTATTTGTTATTACAAATAGTAACAAATAATAAAATTTATAAAACTCATAAAAATTAAAAAGAAAAATCTTTAAATTTATGAATTAAACCTTGAGATGAGTTGTTAAAAAACGAATACACTAATACACTAATAAAATGAAAGTAAATTCAAATATATATTCAACTAAAATTAAATATTCGTAAAGCATATAACTCATAATGTCGTTCAGTTTTACATTATTTACGGGGCAACCAACGGGCGCTTCCTTTTCTAGAACTGCACTATGTTATGATGGAGCAAGTTCCTTGTACGGAACATCAATCGCAGGTGGGGCAAATAATTTTGGGTGTGTATTTTCAACAAACTTGACATTAAGCACATTTAACTTGGTTTATTCATTTACGAATGGAAATGACGGAAGTGGTCCCAGCGCAGGACTTATTTTAATAGGAAATAAATTGTATGGAACTGCGTCTGCAGGTGGAACAGCAGGTAATGGAACTGTATTTTCAATTGATATCACAATTCCAAATTCTCCTGTGTTTAGTTCTTATTCATTAATCGGAAATGGTAAATTACCCCAGTGCACATTACTGAATTATAATAATGTTTTATATGGAACAACTACATCTACTGTATCTCCAGGGGGTGTTACAGGTGTTATTTTTTCAATTTCTCCTACATTTACAGGTTATTCGGAAATAGAAACAATTTCTAATATGAATAGTAATGGAGGTTTAATTAGTTATAATGGAAAATTGTATGGTCTTACTGCCGCAGCTGGTGGATCTACTTTATATTCATTAAATACAGATGGAACAAGTTTTGTAACATTGATTACATTTAATCCACCAACGTTATATGGAGGAGGACCTCTTGAAAATATAATATTGAACTTAAATGGTGTTTTTTATTTTTCGTGTGAAAGCGGAGGCGCAAATGGAAATGGAACCATAATTTCCATTAGTCCTCCATATAACACACTGGGTAATATTAGTGTACTGCATACATTTGGCGCTTCTTTACACCTTTGCACATTTAAAACGCCCAAGAACGACCAAAGGTCGTTCAGGGTGGATGCGACTTCGTCGCATTTTACCCATTTTAGAGGACAAAAAATATGCAAAAATGTAAAATCAATAGTAGGAATTTCACCTACGATGGTCTAACTTTTTCCTCTTCCTTTTGAGTATTTGAAGAGGTGAAAGACGTAATATGAAAACATAATGGGCGTTCCTGTTTTGCTATCCACCACTTTGTTAAATTCATTATGTTTATTGATGAATTCGCATCTCTTGTTCTAAATACGGTTTGTT